GAGTCCATGACAGTCCCTCATTGATGGTACAATTCACGAGACAATCGAGGGAAGCTATTATCTTGCCCATCTCCCTGTCGGAAAATTGATACCGAGCGTCATCTATAGCTATGAGATCCGACGAGGATAAGCCAATACTTTTAGCGTAGGCCCCAAGATTGAAAGTCCCAGAAGATAGTGAGCAGCAGAACAACAGGGAGGCATCATGGAACTTCCTATTGTACCTTGCGAAAGCGTCCAGCATTCCTATAGGATCTTTTCTCACTTGATTACAACCTATGTATCCAACGAGCTTCTTGTGTAGGATTGTCATTCTGAGAAGCTCTCTCCTCACTTTCAGGATTTCCATATCATTCGCTAATGGAACGTAGCATCCCATATTATAAAGAGGAGGGCGAAAGTATCCGACTCTAGGTACATTCTTGGAGACAACTTCATACCCATATCTTGAGTAGACATAGGGAAAGTCGATCATATCGAAAAGATTGAACCAATCTTGATAGTCGTATTGGAGATCATACGGGAATAGCCCAGCCGTGATAAAACCGTACCTCGTAGCGAGTTCCCTAAGCATCCTGTAGATCGGGGAGAAGGTCCACACATCAACCCCGACAAACAGAACAATATCCACCCCGGACTTTGGGATGAGTGAGACTAGCTTAGAAGCCCCATAGGGATCATTGCCGTACTCAGCAGGGATGAATTTGAATTTGTAATTATCGAAAAGTTTCTCGTTGTTATCAAGTATGACTGGATATTGATTTGCTCCGAAACACGCAACCTCGAAATCATCGTAGTTAATCTGCTCAAGGAGAGCAGCCATCATGTGGCCATTGCCAGTGACCGAAAATGGGCTATCTCCAACCAAAAGGATTTTTCTCTTTTTCATGGATTCTCCAGAACTATTCTCTCTGGTCTACGGAGACTGTACAAACTACCAAGCCAGCGTACTTATAAGGATGCACCGCATTTATAACATACTTATCCGCGCCTATCACATATTGATCCAATTCGCGTATACCGTATGCAGAGAGAGTATAGAGTTGGTAAGCTCTCTCAAGAATCGCTCCCTCCGGAGCATCCTCATCTAATTTTTCTATCGAGAAAGTTGTGAGTAGAGAGTAAGCATCGTATGGAAGAAGTGTCTCCCAAGCCTGACTGAGAACGTAACTTCCACTCACTTCCCGCTGTGCGTAAGAATGGAGAGGAACTCCTCCACTTATCATGGTAGTGCTTCTACGTCTGAACTCTCCTGAGGTATTAGCCTTGTACAAGGTTCCAATACGCTTGTATGTGGAACCCTCTACGTGGAAGTTATCCAGGCTGACAATCAAGTAGCGATTCTCACCTGATATCTCTATGAGATCGCCATTATTCAACTGGGAGTCATAAGAGATCATCAACGTCTTGACATACTCATTGAAGAACGGACGAGTTGTCAAGACGTTGATTTTGTCGATTCCGTACTCCCCGGAGATACCGTTTACGAGATCTCCCCCAGGGAAGATTGTGTACTGAATACCAATCTCTTCCAGAACTTCCTTGATGTCAGAGCCAATGCTCATTACTCACTCCCACTAGGAGTCAGGATGACCAATTGATCGGAATCGTAGGTTCTATCTCTACCCAGCTCATCATAAGCATACCCAGCATCGACTTTAGTTCCGAACAGAGCATAAGTCTCGATATCCGCCACCAACGTGGGATCTTCTACCTTAGCAAGCTCCCATTCCTCATCCATGGTCTTTACGAGTTTCAGGAAGTGATCGAACCGCTGATGAAGATGGATATCCTCGACTCTAAACTTATCCGCGTATTGCGTCACCATCATAAAAAACAGGTGACGCTTTACGCGGTTTTTGAGCCAGTAGAGCTTAGTATCGTCTGTTACCGGGAAGGAGCAGTTAACTTCACGAAGAGCATCATCGACCGCATCCTCATAATCGACCATTTCGAGACGCTGGGATAGTCCCTTAATCTCCGTGGACACAACAACAATCAGCTCCTCCTCGGTCATCTTTCTCCCCCTATTCTCCGGACTATTTCTTCAGGGATGCAGCTTTCTTAGAAGTCCAGGAGGCTTTAATTGGTGCCCTAATTTCCTGAATGTCCGCCTCCAGTTTCGGGGACTCCGGCTTCAGGAACGATTCTCTCAGAATCTCGACGAGCCCAGAATCCAGCATGGAGAGGATTACTGCTGGAACAGTGTCCTTATTGTAAGTACTCCCCTTTAAGAAGAGGTCCCCGCGAGACTTGATAGTTTTCTTCAGACGATATCTAAGCATGTTCACATCCTTTCAGATTACGCCACGTCGAGAATGTAAACCGCGTCCCGCTGCTCCAGTACCGGCAGGCCCTTGTTCTGAACGCGAATCCAGACACCCTCGGGATCCTTCTCTTCCCACTGATCAGTCTTTACTCCATAATGCCGATCATTCCCGAAAGGAGAAGACAGGAAGTTGGCAATAGGCTGACCTTCCACCTTGGACGCGAAGAAGATGCACTTATCATCCGGAATGTACTTCCTCGTGACAGAGACCTTGTCCTCACCAGCTCTGAAACTGGCAGTGGGGGCAGCGGCAACAGTAAAGTAGCCACCCTGTGGAGTGACCGAGGAGATGGTTTCATCCTCATAGGTTTTGGCGGAAACATCATAGAAACGGACAGTCATGCCAGCTTCGAAGTCGCTGATATCATCCACATAAATATCAGTGGTTGAAGAGCCGGTTACAGCAGCGGTCAGCCATGCGGAGACAACATAGGTATCATCATCGACCACGATGTTATCGACCCCGAAGAGGGAACCGAGAACCTGCGGACGTACTCCAATAACAGATCCGGATTTCCCGAAGAGATCCCCTTCCCCGAAGGTGCTCTTTTGCAGTAATCCACGCATGGTAGTATCAGCGGCGATATACCTGAGAACCGTGGAGTTCATGAGCATGTAATCCACGGTCCCACCACACGCATCCGACACGGCAATCTTAGCGGACATAACGTCATCAAGGATATCCTTGGTGGAACCGGAAGGCCACATGTCACCGGTAACCAAGGTGACAACCTGATTCGACGGAATGTCGTAGTCCACCGTAGTCATCACTCCACCTTTGGTAAGATAGGAGAATGTCCCGGAAGACAACATCTTGGCGTACATCCATTCTTTCCGCCGTTCAGCCCTGCCCACCATCATGCCGAGATTCTTCGCCAGTTTGGTCCTGGCAGCTTCGTATTGTTCAGTGGTTCCCTCCTTGCGGAGATTGTTGAGGAAGGATTCGTCCAAGTACATCTTTTCCTTCCAGAAAGCAGCTACCGCGGTGTGCTCGGTCACTCCAACAGGGGCCACCTGCTGCGCGGGAGAACCTGGCGCGGCAAACGGAGTAAGTCCCCTATTTCCAATCATGGACTCCCATTTGATCACGTCGGAATCTGCCTTGTTCGGGGTACCGAACAAATTGGCAAGAATCAAATGAGGAGGATTCATGAAACGAGTGACCAGCTTTTGCAGTCGTGCAAGCCTCAGGTCCGGGATGTCAGAAGCTCCAATAGGCATTCAAGTTACCTCCATTTGGTACAGAGTTAAAAGATTAAAACTACTTCATGATAAGGTATTGACCCTTGGACGCTGCACTCAAATCAGTCTTTGCGGCAGCATCACTGTAGGTCAGCAAGCCTTCGTACAACATAGCGTTGGACAGGATCACCACACCCAGGGCATCGAGAGCGTCGGAGCCATTCCCGGTATCCACGGCAGCTTCCAGAATCCCGACCGCATCACTGAAGTTGTTCGAGGAGTCGCCAGCTTCCACGGCAACATAAGCGACATGCGCCACGGTGAACGCACCAGAGATATTCGTGGTTCCAGTAATAGTAGCCTTGTTGATGTAAGTGGTAGTATCAATGGCGGTGATCGCTCCCAGATTCTCAGCGGCGACGGTATTGTCATTGATGATAAGGTCATCCCCAACCGCGAACTTGTAACTATCCTCCAAGGTCACGGTGACAACCTTTTGAGCGGCAGCAGGAGACTCCAGCAGGAAAGCACGGCCGGACGACGCAATGGAAGCAGAGAAAGTGGTAGCATTGTACGGAACCAACTTCCCCTTGTTCCCAGCGGCGGAAATGTTCTCGGCCAGTACAGTCCCGGCATCCAACTCCCCGTACCCAGCCTGAAGCGTGACAGGCACCTTCAGGGCGTGATCCGGGTTCGAGTAGTAGAGCCTCTTGTAAGTTTGCTCAGACCCATGAATTACAGAAGGAATATCGTAAGGCATTGTTTAGGACCTCCCTTGATAGAAGTAATTCCTCCAAGATTTAAATTACGCGACAGACATCCCGGAACGGGAGATCATGTCACTCAGCCAATCCTCCTCAGCCTTCTCATCCTCTTTGGGTTGGACATCGGCGGGGCGTGCGAAAGTGCCCACTCCCAGAACGGAGACAACCGCTCCGCGCCCTTCCCAATCAGCGATTTCGGCAACCACGGCTTCGGTGAATTTGCCGGTATCGAAGACACCATCCTTGACAAAAGCGTCCTTTTGGATCATCACACTCACCTTAGCGAACAGATTCCGGGGAATCTTGCTCTCGGCAAGTTTAGCAGTCCAGATAGCGGACGCGGTAGCACTCTGCTCCCTCTCATCCCGAATAGCCAGGGCCTTTTCGAGAGCCAGGATCTTGTCACCGGAGCCCTTCAGATCGGTAGACATTTGAGTAACTTTCTGCTCAATCCCCTCACGCTCCGCAGCGAACTTCTTCTCTGCCGCAGCCTTAGCCTCATCAGAGATCTTAGCCAGTAGAGCAGCGAAAGCATCGGGATGCTCCTCCTTGAATTTCACAATGGCATCCTTCTCCATAATTCCACTCTCCTCCTGTTCAAATTGTTCATTTCCGTCGCCAGCTTCGCTAAACAAATCCCCCAAATCCAACTCCTCCTCGGAAAAGGCCTTCGATTCCGTCCTACTATCATATCCGAAGACAGTCACCGAAGCTTCCTTAAATCTGCTTTTCCGCCAAACAGTCCCAGGCCCAGCGAACTTAAAGCCGTTTACATCAACCTCCTCATTCTTGTCCAACCGCTGAACTCCTTCTGGGATTGCGTAGATAGACGCCTGAAATGGGAAGCCCTGCGCACTCAGTTTGCGGAACTCTAAACTCTCCTCTGTGTCAACGTACTCCACTCCCTCTGGCCCAACTTCCAAGCTATACTTACCAGTGACCCGAGGTTTGATAGTTGAGAATCCGATCTTCTTATTCGTATCGTGTCCCTCAAGGATAGGAAAGGAGTCATTCCCAAAGGACATTCCATCGAGATCGATGACTAGATTGCCCCAATACCAATGATTCTCAATCACCTTTCCGGAGTAGGCCACCATAGATAGCTGGGCTGCTCCCCCTTCCTTATCCGGAGCCCTGAGAAACACATTCTGCCCGGAGTTCTCGGAAAGGATCAGAGCGTTCCTTGGGACTTTCCCACTTTTCAGCCTGGCTCTATCCATAGTCCCTCCTTCCAGAGAAAACTTAGAGTTTGCAATCCTGATTGCCTTCGGGGCACATGTCTGGTCGGTTCCTCCATCTTTCAGACACTTACCAAGAACTCCATTTGCGATGGATATCCACTCTTTCTTCTGCTCCGGAGTCAATCCCTTCTTGTGCTTGTCCACATCTGCAACAGTCCACGGCATAAACTTCTCCTATCCCATCAGCTAATTAGCACTAATAGCCGACGGCTCCTTCGGCTGCATACTTTCCCTACAAATCCATGCTCCGGCGTGAGCATTCAGTGCGGAGAAGTCTTTAGTATGCGCCGAAACTCTATACAACCAATATCCACTTTGGGGAGGATTCTCCCAGGTAAACAAGCAAGAAGTTGCATCACAATTACTTCCTGCCTCCCGAACCTCCCCCCATTCCACCCTGGCTCCATCTGCAATAGTACCTATCTGGACAGGATAGGGAGTAGAGCCAATAGAAATAACCCTCTTGAGCGTATCGGAGTCGGCCGTCAAAGCCAGGGTAGAAATCACTAAAATCACAAAGAGGGCGAGAACCAATCTTCGCGTCATCTTATTGATCTCCCCACCGCTACTCCGAACAGTCCAGCAAATGCGTTTAGAATGATATTCTCAGGAGCCCATATAGAGACTATGCACAGAATAACCACGGCGAGAATAGCGAAATCCTTATCGTCTAGGTTGAGAGGCTTCCTACCAGCTGCGCGGCAATCGGTCAGCACGCTCCCCTTGATCTCGGAACCTTCCTCATCATAGACTCTAGACTCTTTGCTCTCATTCATGACTACTTCCTATTGAGCGTCTTCTTGACGATGGTTTTCTTGGCTACGGGCTTGGTTTCGTCTGCTTTCTTGGCTACAGGTTCTTCCTTCGTCTCTTGATCCTTGGTTTCCAACTCCTGAACAGATTCTTGATCTATCCCTGTAGAGAGTTCCGGGAAGATTTCCTGCTCCAGGGCCTCATCCAGCCTAAAAGTCTTGTAGCAATTGAAACCAAGACGCTTCGCAATCTCAGCCCTGGGAATACCAAGCATCTCGGACAGTCCGCCGTGCTTGACTCCCAAGAAAGCCTTCACTTTCGACTCAATATCCGCGATGTCAGACAGCGGAAATGAGATTTCCAGTAATTGCTCGGGGCGCTTCTTGACTTCCTTGATGATGACTTTCCCCTTATCGTCAAATCCCACAGCCACCTTAGTGGACATGGTCTCCGGAATCTCACCAAGTTTAGCCTTCAGAAAGAAGATCCCTCCCCAGAAGTCGTATCTCAACCAGCGCTCAAAGTAGACTACCTCATCGGAAACACGATCCGAGAGAGGACCACGAGAGGCTTTAACACTCGCATAGGGACTCTTGGATTGCCCCATGGTCACATCCGAGGGTTCGTTTAGCCCACTCACTACCATGGAGAGAATGTCGGTGTCAGAATCCGATATCTTGGGGAGATTCGGAGTGACAGCAATGAGTTTCATTCCAGGAGGAAGGATTAGGGTAGCTCCAGGAGTTTTCTTGGCCGCAATCCCGGTCTTCCTTCGTTCTTCATCCGACAGAGTGAGCCAAGTACGAAATGTCTTCATGTCCTGCATCTCGATTGCCCAGACAAAGGAACCAGATGCCTTCTTATGATCAATCTCGTACTTCTTCAAGTTCTCGTAGTAATTCAGCCATTCAATCACTGTCCTGAGATATGAAATCCCACGCCTCACCAAGATTCCCCTATCCCACGCAATGATGAAACGGGAGAAGCCGTTTACTCCATACTGGGAGGATCTACTCTCCGCCAGACTCTCCTCCGAGATAAGAGAGTTACCTTCTACGTTTCTCAGGAGATTGGGATCTCTCGCGACGAAGATACTTGGAATTACCCTTGCTCCCAGATTATCTCCCAACTGCACATTGTATGCGACCGGGAGCAGTTTCTTGGTTCTATGGAAGTAGATCCCATCACTTCCAGCTCCGTCTATCGAGGAGGGATCAAGGTAATCCACTTCTATAAACTTGTCGCTGTGAACCGTGAGAAGGAGAAATAGTTCCCCGTCGATGAAAGCTTTAGTGACGTACTTCGGCCAGTAACTATACAGACGGTTTCGCCAATCCAGCTCGGTCTCGTCAATGATACCCTGAATGGAGAGGTCCGAGCAGGAGACCTTGAAGCCATCCCCAGTCAGTCTGCCAGCCATTCCTCTGACCGACGTGTTGACTTGAGGATTCTTATTGAACTTACTCCAGCATTCCTGCTGAAGATCAGATCTTGAGGTAGAAGAAAAGTATGACTGAGTATTATCGGGATCTACATAAGTTCCAGTCTGCGAATCCTCTTGCCAGGGAATGGAAAATCTCACTCGTTCCAGAACTTCATCCGGGATTTCTTCCAGAAGCTTAGCGAAATCTGTCATGGCATTTCTCCAACCAAGTTCAAGGACTTGTAATCACCCAGTAACACGAAGAAAACTAGGAAAGCAACCATAAATATTATCTCCCCAATCTGGCCTCACCAGGAATCATGGTTCCGAAGAAGGGTTTCCCACCAATAACCCTGAGATTATCCACGGTGAGAGTCCTCCCTCCAAACAGGGTCAGCCCGGTGGAATAGACAGCATCGTCCTGAACTCCACCAATGTTTCTCTTGGTTGGGGAGCCGAAGAAGCGTTTATCCGGATTGTGATCGAAGGATTGGAGTTCCTCCCTGAAGATATCCTGCTTTCCGGCTCCGGCTACCTTAACAGAGGGAGCCTTGAAACGCCCATCCCTCACGGCGGTGAAAAGCTCGGTGAAGAAGGTTTTCTGCTTATCGTAACTAGGGAAGATAAGCTCGGGAGTCATGTTTTTCCCCTCACACCAGGGAACCAGATCC